GCTTCATACTGCCCATTATGGTTCCATCGGTACTGTGCCGAATGTCAAAGGACAGACTGATTTTGCTACACGACAGATTAACAAGTTACTCGACCAAGCCTACAAAGGATTCTTGACCGACAAGGAACTGGAGGAGCTTAAGAACGGTAAGGAGTTCTGGTTTGACTCTGATGAGGCAATCCGGCGTATGGGTAAGCGTTACAAGTACCTAGAATCTCTTCAGAACCCGCCTAAGCCTAAGAAGGCTAAAGCTGAGACTGTAGAGTAAACGAAAAAGGCCACTAGAGCGATGAACTCTAGTGGCCTTATTTGTTTACACTTACGGTTTGACAGCCTACGGCTTGCTGTTATGCGCTATGGTTGCAAAAGCAGCTATTGTAGCAACAATCCAGAGCACTGGTTTAGCTACCTTGGCTACCCACTCAAGGACGATAAAGGCTCCGGAGGCAGCGTTAAACGCTTTCACCATACCTTCAGTGTCCTCGGCTACCTTATCAACCTTAGCCTCAACTGCTATGAGTCGTTCATAGATTTCTTTGTGTGATACTTCTTGGGTTTCCATATCACTCTTTCTTACTTGACTTCATGGCAATGATGTTCTCCAGTGTCTTACCACCGAAGTAGGCAGACATAATGAGCATACCCCATTGACCTAACAGATTAACATATCCTTCATTGGCGTTGTAGCCGAAGGCAGACATGAAAGCAAACAAGAAGTAACCTACAAAGATAGCGACTAAGGACAGTGGACGAATGTTCTTAGACAGCCATGAGTCAGAACCCATGTCATCCTTCCAACGCTCGGTAACACCTGTCTGTTCTATCTTATACACCTCGGTCTCATTAGCCATCTTAGCCAATTCCCCATCCTGAGCCATCTGTGCCAGCTTCAGTTGAGCCTCTGCCTTTTGAGCAGGGTCAGGGATCAGTTTGTCGATGAGTTTACCTCCGATACCTAATAAAGCATCCAATACCATACTACACCTTTATTATTTATAACCGCAGGCATTACCCTTGCAGTGATCTAAGATTTCATAGACGCTAAAGCCAACAAAACCAATAACAGCACAAGCTAAGAGCAGGATAAGTACCATCTCGATAGCTTCCTGTATCTCTTGCTTCTTACGTGCTGCTTTAGCTTTGTCTAAGCGTTGCTGGTCAGCGTAAGCCTTCTCCATCTTGGCTGCTCTCTCCTTGATCCTGAACCAGACATCCATCTTGTTAGCTTGGAAGAAGAGCATCTCTATCTTCTTCTCAAACTGGATAGCTTGTTCAACAGCAAGTTCAAGTTCAATGGCTTGACCCAAAGCAGAGCCTTTAAAGCTACCTGCCTTGGATGCCTGAATAACCTCAATGGCTTGAGACTTAGCGTCAAAGTACTTACTCAGTACAGGGCCAAGACTCTCCACATCCCTGATAGTCTCTACAGTCTTCTTTACCAGTTTTACAGCGGTCTGCACCGCTGCTAGGGCTGTAAAAGGATCAATCATAGAGCCTCAAGGATATACGCTACGGTGAAGCTCGAAGTGAGGGCCATCTTTGAAGGACTGCCAATCACCACCCCATACAATGTCAATACCCATGTCTTTAGCAGTCTTCTTAACGTGATCAGCAACTACTTGATAGTACTTCAAGTCCCAAGTGATCTCACCATCCCTGAACACAGCAATGTCCACAGCCTTGCCAGTGAGGTGTCGGCTGTTCATCGTCTGTGACTTGCCTGCGTCAAAGAGAGCCTTTTGTTGCTCCTTTGTACGCAAGCCTTGGGTGATGGAGAAGTCCATAGGACTGTCTTTGATAGCTTCGTTGAAGACCTTCTGTAAGTCTGGATGGACTTCAGCAAGGCGATCTGCGCTTTTAGTTCCAAATGCGTATGTCATTGTGTAAAATCCATTTCTAATACGTTAACAGGAGCTTCCTGAGTGTTCTGCACTGCTGATGGTTTTCCATGAATAAATGTATTTAATTCATTCAAATACTCAGAATTAATTACTCCGCTATTCTGAAGCATCTGTATGCCTTTAGCAGCCACTGCTCCTCCGTACTTAGGATTATTTTGAGCCTTTGCTAATAAGGCCAATCCATTCATAGCATTCTTATTTGTTAAAGCATTAGCAATAAGCCGAGGAGTTAAGATTAACGTAGCTCCACTGAGCGCCAATTGTGCAGGATCAAGTTTATCTTTAATACTATCAGGTAGTACAAAATAAGCCAAGCCTAAGCCGCCCACTTGCATAGCTCCTGAGATTGCTTGAGTTTTTAAACCTCCTCCTCCAATTTCTTTTTCTAAAGCAAACTGAGCAGCGTTGGCAACTTCTTGAAGCTGCTTGTTTCCGTTAAACACAACATTAAAACCTTCTCTGAAAGTTTTATCTTGCATTTTTGTAGCAAACGTCCTAAGTCCTTCAGGAGAGCCGAACATCTCATCCAAATAGCCGTATTGCAACTCAGCCATAAGGCCCTTACTTTGTTCAGGGGGTAAATATTTCTGAGCTTGTCGAAGAGCGGCGCGTACTTTAACAAGGCGATCAGGAGTTTCAGGATTAAACAAAAATTTACCTACAGCTTGAGGTTCTGCTTTTAAAGCACTACGAATTGTAGCATCTTGTAGACCTTCCATTGCATCTTTGTATCCTTGCTGTGCATTAAAGTAATCCCTTAATAATGGGTTATTTGTTTTATTTGCAACAGTAGTTCCTAAGTTCATCGCGTCAATAGAATCAGCATTACTTAAATACTGTCCTGAACGTAGACCAGCAGGTTGATCAATACCACCTTTTAATCCTAAACTACGAGCAAGCGCTTTCTCTTCTTCGTTTCCAAAAGTGACTACTGCCACTTCGTCCATACGATTACGCAATCCTGCTGCTGCTTTATTATACCAAGTTTCTGAAGCAGTTGTTGCTTTTCCTTCTTGTTGCATACCTCGAGCACTAGCTAAGAAATCACTTCTAATTTCATGCGCCGCGCTCATTGGTATGACATCATCCAAAGCATTAATTTGGTTCAGAACATCAACTTGTTGTTTGACTGCATCTGGATAATTACCTTTAGGATACTTTTTCTGTATTTTGCTTAATTCCGCTTGAGCTTCAGCTTTATACGGAGCGATGTCTACACGTAATCCATCCCCTTCAATATCCATCCTCTGGTAGACAGGGCGGTATTTGTCTTTCATTGTTTTCAACGCTGTGTCTACAGCATTTTGAAAGCGAGAACCAACAATGGACTGAGTAGTGGCTTGATTAGCAGGGACATCTATTTTTAAAGCTTGTTTAAAAGCATCAGATGTGTCCAGACTTTCCATGACATCCGCAGTGCCTTTTTCAAGTGCTTGTCTCTTAGCTGCTTCATTTTTTGCAAATACGTTAGCTGTTACAGGAGACATTTTTAATGCTCCTTCAACACCTTGCGTAGCTACATCTCCTGTTAACTCGCCTTTAGTAAGAGTAGCTCCTCGGTTTGAAAGCCATTCTTGAGCGGCTTGCCGTTTTAATCCTTCTGGAGTATCGAAAAATCCCGGCCCTTTTGATAATTTCTCTTTAGCAATCTTGTAGGCTTTACCTCCTGTTTGAAAAACTAAGTTACCCCCAAGATCATAGAAAGCGTTCTCAATGCTATTTTCTAAAGCTTTCTGAGCTGTTTCAGAACTAAATACATCCCTCCCTGTAAGAGCTTGCTCTCCAACAGTTCCTGTAATTGTTCCTGCTGTGGAGCCGACTAATGAAGGGATATAAGGACGGGCAAAAGCAGGAGCCTTTGCTGCCATGCCCATAACAGGAGCCATTACGCGAGACTCAGCGAATAAAGCGGGAGCTAATCCTCCAAGTAATCCACCTAACTCAGGCAATGAAGTAGGAAGAGCGGCTTGAATAGGAGCAGCCAGAATACCTCCAATCGCTCCTCTAGTTCCTTCAAGCTGCCGAGCACGAGCAACTTCTTCTTCCCTTGTTGGGCCTTGACGAAGTTCCGCTCCGGGACTCTTGGAAAAATCAAGTTGCAGTGCATCCATTATCGTAATTCCTCTTGTAGTTTTTTAGCTTCTTCCCGTTCAGTAGCGGAAATAGTGTTCTCTTTCAGTTTTTTACCTAACGCATTTAAACGATTAAGTTTGGTAGTTGCTTCTGCTCGAGCAATGTAGGGATTAAACCCAGAGATAGATCCTTTATTTGCTTTTCTATATTCTTCGCCTTTTCGATAAGCAATTGCTTCAGCCTGTAAGCCTTTCTCTAAATCATCCACTAATCGTTTAAACGTCTCAGGTTCTTGTAAAATACCCGGTTTAATCTTTAACTGAGCTTCAAAATCTTTGACCGCAGGGTTACTACCAAAGTTTTTCTTCAACTCAGCAATGGCAAATTGCGTAGTCAACGCTTCCACAACTTCTGTATTAGAAGCGCGATCAACATCAATTGGCAACCCTAAACCACGGGCAAGTTTAGCAGCCCCCATTTTTGTGCTTGCTCCTGTACCTGCAAATGAAGAATCAATTAAAGTGCGTACATCAGCTAACTTTTTAGTCATTGCTGGAATAGTAGCAAATGCCTTACCTGCCTCGTTCCACTCTTTACCCTGCTCATCTGCTGCGCTCTTATTCCAAGCTTTATCGAATACGTCTCCTAAAGGCACATTAACGTCTGTCTTAGAAGTCAACTGACTGATACCACCAACATAAGGCTGTTTGACAACATTGTTGTCTTTGTCTTTACCAAACACAAACTGAGTTTGACCATCGCTGTACACAGGACGTTGAGTGCCATCTAGTGCCACACCAACCTTAGTAGGCTTTGCACCGTCTTTAGTGATCAGCTCTACAAGCTTATCAGCAAAAGCTGATTTGTATTCAGGTGAGTTTACTGTTCCTTTGGTTAAGGCGTAAGCAGCAGCATTCTTCTCTTCAGGAGTACGCACATCTGTTGGAGCAGGAATACGCAAAGCTTTAGCTGCTTCAGCTTTATTCTTTTCAATCTCGGACTGAGCTTTCTCAGCATCCATAGCAGCTTTCTTCAATGCTTGGGATTTAGCAAATGCTTCTTGAGCACCTTGCACATCGCCTTTCTGCACCAACTCAGAAGCTAACTTGCCCCAGCCTTCTGCATTGGTAGGAGCCACTTGCTGCATCAAAGACTGGCGTTGAGTAACACGAGCCAACTCAGGATCTTGAGCACCCAACATACCACCGATAGCACCACCGAGCTTGTTAGCACCTGCATAGATACTAGCGGTAGCACGTTGGAAAGGATCTAACTGAGCATACTGCAACGCTTGAGTCTGCAAGGCTGCATCGCGCTGTGCCTGAAGGGATTCTGGAGTGATCCCAAATAAACTATTAACTACTTCAGCCATTGTTATTCCTTATTAGAACCAAGAATTCTGCTCGGCTAACATACGAGCTTGTTGTGTCTGTGGATTAGCCAGAGCACCTGCTAAGTATTGATCCTGCTGACCGTAAGCCCCTTGAGTTGTGCCTCCGTAAGGACTAAAGTAATTACTTAATCCTGACATTAAAGCTTTGTTGCTGCCTGCACCGGAGAGCAATGCACCAAATGGGCTATAAGAGTTAGCAGCAGCCATAGCGTTAGCAGCATTGGTAGAGCCTGTCATCAAGGTATTACCCACGTTAGCGCCTGCTGAGGCAGCACGCCCACCCAACTGAGCACCTAAGTCCAGAGCACCCTGACCAGCACCTTCAAGGCTCTGAGCCAAGCCGAACTGAGTCTTCAGAGGGTTATAACCAGCAGAAGCCAAGTCTAAGCCAGTACCGAACAAACCTGCGCCGAAGGTAGTGGCTGCTCTGCCTTGCTCTTGAGCCTGAGAAGCCAGTGTCAAGTCCTGCAATGCCTGAGCGTTCAACAAAGCCTGTTGTTCAGGGTTAGCTGCGCCCATCATACCGCCTTGGGAGACTGCAACACCACCACGGCCTGTGTTGAACAGGTTCTGAGTTAAACCTGCTTGAGCACGTTCACGGGCAGGCTGCAAGAGTGCTTGCTGCTGTGCCATGTACTGCTGCGCTGCTTGCTCAGGGGACTCAGCCAAGTACTGCTGACCTAAGTTAAACAGTTGCTGTTGTGCTGCCTGAGCTTCCTCTGCTGTCTGCATACCGCCCATGCCTGCTTCAGACAACAAGCGATCACGCATAGCTGCAACTTCAGGAGAGACTGTGTAGCCTGCACCGATCAGGTTGCCTTGTGCATCAGTCTGGAAGTTAGAGGAACCGAAGCGGGTAGTGACACCTACTGGACGGAATCTCTGTGCATCTGCTGCGATACGTGCTGCTTCGAGTTGGGCGTTAGCTTGTGTCTGGGCTGCTTTCTGGGCTGAATTACCACCAAACAAACCACCTAACAGACTTAAACCACCACCAATAAGGGAGGAGAGAGCCATATATTTATTCCTTTTGTAACTAGAGAGATATTAGTCTGTTAAGCAGTACGTTTCCACATAGCCACTGTGATGTACGGCTGGAGGTTAGCGTTAGTTCCACTGGAACCCCCGGAGGCAACTGTAGTAGCCACAGAAATACCTGTGGTTGCGCTGGCAGTAGCTGAACTTTTCACACCAGCGGTAATGAAACCGCCGCCACCTGCTGATTCACCACCGCCTGCGTTGCTCAAGACAAACAACCCAGCCGAAGGGCCGTGTGTGTGTCCTGAATCAGTAACAGTCGATGTGGCTGTGTGAGTGTGGCTTACTGCAATAGCATCCTTACTACCGCCAGTCTCTTCTAAGGTATCAAAAGATGTATCAGATCCGTTCAGACCCACCATCACTCTACCTGCGCCAAAAGCTGTCCAAGTACCGAAACCAAGCAATGTGCCGGGGTTAGTGCTTACACCTGCGTTGATGTAGATAGAGCCTACAGGGTACAGTGCTTGCAAAGCAGCAGTCACAAAAGCTGTGGTAGCGACCTGAGTGGTGTTGTTCCCTCCAGAAGCTGTGGGAGCTGTCGGAGTGCCTGTTAAGGCAGGACTAGCCAAGTTAGCCTTGGTTTCAATAGCTGTGGCAATGTTATTAAACTCAGCGTCAATCTCAGTGCCTTTGATAATCTTTGAAGGATTACCTGAAGACAAAGAGTCTTTACTCGCAAAGTTAGTGCTTTTTACGTAGTCTGTCATGTTATACGATCTTTCCGTTCTTGGCCTGAATTTCAATCTTCTGGATGCTCAAAGCAGAACCGTTAATGTTTGCCTCGTAACCAGTCTGGACAACTTTACCTGATCCTGTAGGATAGGCAACAAGTGTTTGTAGGGTAATACCATCAGAATATTCTACACCACTAGTATTATACTCGGAAATTCCGAATTCTGCAACCCCTTGAGTAGGAATTTTACTGTTTTGTGAAGAATAATTCTCTTTAAAGTCATATCCCCACTTAATTGTGACGTATTGGTTAGAACCACCGATCACAACCACTGAGAGTTTTTTCAACACAGAGCTTACAGAAGGCGATCCTAAGTCAGTATGGTTAGTGAAGTACTGGAAGCGATAGCTGTTACCATTGTCCAAATACCCTGAATACTGGCCTACATAGCCTGCTTTACCGATCAATAAGCTCTTGTCTCGGAGGTAGCAAAAGCTTCTAGGCTCCATGCTATCCCAGACTGTTACCCTGCTTGAGCCATCCTGCAATGTAGCTTTCATGTCGAAGCAGTACACGGCTTTAAGGCTAGGCAATGTAAGTAAGTAGAAAGACTCAAAAGGACTGTATACAGACTTGATGGTAGATGCTGTCTCACCAGCCACAGCACTCATCAGGTCATTACGTACATTCTTAGACAAGTCACGGAATGGTGCTGACTTCTCTTGGATGGTACGCAGGACGCTACGAACACCTGTGTCGGACAAGAAGATAACATCTGATCCTGTGTTCTGGATGGTGTCTCTAGCGATACAGCCGATACCTGTCAAGGAGTCAGAGATCTTAAACACTCCTGCCGAGAGCACATCCTGAGCACCTGAGTACACCAAGATATTGTTCTTACCGAAGATGAACAAGAAGCCGTTATGAGAGGCCAAGCCTGTCACGTTATCAGCACCGTTAGGCCACACTGAAGACACGTCAATAGAGCCTGTAGAACCGTTAATCCACTTGTGACCAGACAGGATGTCCGACCAGTAGATCACTGTCTTCTCAGTGGCTAAGTCAGCAACCCATAAGCGTCCATAGGCAGACAGTACAATGTTACCTGCCGGGACTGTACCTGTGTAGCCTGACTTCTCAGACACACGGCGATAGGTTGTAGTACTGACAGCAGGGTCGAACACCAGAGGATCATGTCCAGACTGGAACAAATACAAGCACTCGTTCAGAGCAGCCATCTGCCAGTTACTACCGGAGATTGTGGGGGCAGTTCCACCACCTCCGTAGGTGAGCATGGTTAAGGTACTACCTACCAGCTTAAAGATCTTGTTGTTACCTGCTACGATAGTGTACTCAGAGCCTGCATCTGTAACCAACTGACCGATAGCTTCTACGTTAGCAGTGCTTAAGTCAGAGTTGCTGGAGTGCTTAGTAACCCATCCTTGACGAGCACCCACACGGCCATACTGGTCAATAACACAGTTAACAGCGGTCAAGGCAAAGCCAGAGGCTAAGTCCAAGGAGCTATCTTGTGTGTTCAGGCCATAGAAGCCCGGTGCTGTAATGCTAAATGTTTGGAGTTGTTGACTCATGGCTTACACAGCCTCCCAAGTCTCTTCCTCAACATAGCGAGAACTTTCAATAGCGATAGCGTCAGCCAAGGAAGCTTTGTACAGACCATAGGCTTCAGAGCTATTCAAACCACCATCTTCACCACGCTCAACCAAGGCACGGGCAAAGGCTCCTAAGACTACAGGCTCTTTAGGGGCAAGCATAGTGTTAGCATCAGATGTCAACTCAGCTTGAGGAATGTACAGGTTAAAGTACAAGGTCAAACCTGCTGTAGGCACAGGGTAGAAGTCTACCTTGGTGTCGCCAGTGGTGTGGATACCGTTGAAGTTGTAGTACATCGGGCCACCAGTATTGCTGTTGTTCAGTAAGTACTGAGACATCAACTTGGTGCTGATGGGGTTAATAACAGACTTGTTGGTGATGTCTTGAGCATCAATGACCTTGAAGCGAGTACCCGAACCTGTTAGCACATAGCCGTAGGTATCAGCCAATGTCTCGATCATCAAGGTATCTGTCAAGGCATTCCATGCGTAGGCATCTTCTACTTGTCGTTTGGCATCATTAACCAACTTACCCACAAGCTTAGATAAAGTATTTTCATTGACTGTACTGACTTCAGGTTCGCGCATACGAATCAGAACGTCATTGACCAGTTCAAGGTATGTTGGCAGTGCCATAACTTAGATTCCTTCTTTCTTAAACAATTCAAAGGTGCAGATAGTACTGAAAGAGCTACCAGCTTCGTCCTGCATCACCACGGTATCGCCCTCCTCAAGTACCACATAAGCCCCTCCATCCATGCGAACGTAGGACTTAGAAGCGATAGTACCATTATGGACATAGATGTCGGCAGATGCACTAGAGTCTCTCCAGTAAGCTGTGACGCTCTTGGTAGATCCTGAGTTATTAAAGATATACATCAAGTTCCACTTAGCGAAGTAGCCAAGAGGAACTGTGTAGATCGTTGTAGCCGTAGCTGCTGTGAGGTTAACACCTACCGATACTGGGCGTGTCATTTTGACTTCTTCTTCTTATCTTTATTCTTCTTGGTACGCTCACCACGCTCAGGCTTACTACGCCCTTCGCTACCGCTGGCCTCGCTGAGGGCAATCGCAACTGCCTGCTTCTGAGGTTTACCTTCCTTGACCATCATGGAGATGTTCTCGGATACTGTCTTATCTGATTTACCCTTTTTAAGCGGCATTGTTATCTCCTTTAGGCCATGTAATTTGTAAAATAGCTAATTCCTCAACCGAAGTGCAAGCTGTGATTGCCGCTTCATTTGCGTCAGATGCCACACGAATGGCAGAACGAGCCGCCAAGGTGTCAGCGTCCACAGGCTTGATGCCTTCAGAAGCACGAACAATCTTCCAGTCAGTAGCCGCCAGCAATGAGCCAGCAGTGGCCTTGACTTGGGCGATCATCTGCGACTTCAAGCCTTTGGAAACCAGACGCTTGGTTGTTGGAACCATTGCTGGTTGACCGTCAACTTCACCAAGTTCCATCACGAACATTGGGTTGCCGTCTTGGTCAACTTCTTCACGGTCTTCCAGTTGCTTGGGATTGCCTACGCCCCACCAAAAACGATCATCGTAAGCAGCAGGGTCTGCAACTTCAGTGATGCCAATGGCGATCTTCTCTGCAAGCGTTGTAAGGCGCAACCAGTTGGAGGGATACTGCACACCGTTATGGGTGAAAGCAGTGTCAATTGCAAGTGGTTTGTCATTCAGTAAAAACATGGTTGTTCCTTATCGTGCGAGAGAGTTTTTAAATGGATGCTCACTGAAAGCGGCATAAATAAATGTGCCTCCAGATGCGTTAACACCAGTGTCAACAGCCCGTGACTTAAATCCGTTGGACAGCAAGTCAATGCTATGGTTTGTGTTTGTCGCTTCAGCATCAGACCAGTTTGGCCGCAAGAAGCTCGACATTGTGTTGAACGTATTACGAGCTGTATCAAAGACAAACCAGTCGCCTGTGCTATCGGTGCGCTTAATCATCACATAGCGAGGACGGAAGCCCGTGAACACAAAAGGCCCGTCAGCAGACCCGTTGCCTGTGTAGCTACCGAATTTCGAGAAGCCTGCGACTTCAGCGAATAGGTAGGCGACAAGGTTGCCGCCAGATGGATTAGCCTCACCAGCAGTGCCAACAGAAAACACAGAAGAAGTTGGTGCTGTGCTATTCCAATTGGTTGTCACAGCAGAAGCCTGTGTTAAGTTCAAATACATTGCGTTTCCAGCGCCAATACTTGCATGGTACACAGCCCAGCTTGATGTGCCTCCACGGTTCTTGGCAATTATCATTTTTGGAGCAACGCCAAGAGAATGACTAATGGTCTGTGCAGAACCCGTCCCCGTATAAGTCACAATGTCAAAGCCAGCAGAGGCGCTTTCTTTCCATTGCCAGCCAGCATATGTAAAGGTTGAGCCGTTGAACTGACCGTTACTGCCCAAGGTGAAGCCACCAGAATCAAAGCTAGACAGCGCCGTTGTTTCTGTGTTCTCTGCGTTGGTTAAGTTTGTCTGTAACCGCTTCTGAACACCGCGAACAGCATCAAAAACTCCGTGATCGTCAGAAGCATTGCGCTTCTTGATCCACACAAAATCAGGTTGCATTGAACCGCTGTTGGTGATGCTTTGTGTTGAGCTGTTACCAGTCCACAGAGACACATCAAAATACTGATTCCCCTTCAGGATAGTAGGTGCTGGCAAGTTCTGAGTGTTCAGAGCCTTGAAGCCTGTTGGTGGGGTATAGGCGAAGGGGCGTTGGCCGAAGTTGACTGCAATGTCGCAAGCGCCACTTGGAGTATCAACATCACTGAAGGCTGGCGTAAACAACCCAGACAGGCTAGTAAAAGCTGTGCCTTGAGTTGTTCCGTTCTTGTAGAACGTCAGCGTTCCAGCATCAAGATCAAGCGCCACGCCAATCACATCGTTGGTCGTGTACGTTGCCCCGTAGGACACGCCAGAATTGTTGTTTACCTTCTGCCCGTTTCCGCTGTAGTAGCCATAAGACGTTGCAGTGCCGCCGACAAGTGTGTCAGTAGTAATCGGTGTTGTTGCCGAACTAATGCCAACAACCATGTATTGACCGCCAGCAAACGTGGCCTCCCAATACCACTTTCCTGAATCAACTGCGATGCTTCCAACTGCTCCAAATGCAGAGCTTGTGTTTGTAGTTACACGCAGATTGGCTTGAGTAATAGTTGTCGCCGATGGCTTGTAACCAAGCGGATTCAGTGTGCAGTAATTCCCCCGCCCATTCCCGCCATCAGCGTACAGCGTAGGCACATCAATCATGCTGTCGTAGGTCGAACCAGCAGTCACCGAGATGTTGTTCGGTGTCCAGTTGTTGCCGTTGCCAGAGTTGTCCTTGCCGATGGTTGTGGCTGTGTTGCTGCTGTTGTCTGAGAAGTTCAGATAGAAGCCGTTTGTGCCGTATGTGCCAGCGTACTTCTTAGGCTTCCATACGCCTGTGATGGCATCTGTTTCACCGAAGCTGGAGGGTGTCAGTGCTTGACCGTCAATGAAGTTGATCTCGGTTAAATAGCCATCAAGATAAGATGCACCAGCAATCGAACCAATGTAATGACCAATAGAGGCGTTGACTGCAAGGTCTGTGTTTTGCGATGGGTTGTTAGATGTTCCAAACGCCGTGACTTCTAAACCGTTTACATACAGCTTAAATCGGTTTGCTGCTGTTGCTTGGGTGGTGTCTGTTGTAAAAACAATGTGATACCAAGCAGACGGGTCACGATAGACAGCGGTTGTAACTCTGAAATCTGTCAAGTTGCCGCTAAACTGTAATTGGTTTGACGAGTTGAACAGTAGCGTGTTGTAGTCTTGATCGGTTGATGCAGAACCGTCATCAGCAGCAAATAAGCGGCTAACAACACCTAATGTCCCACGCTTTACCCAACCACTCCAAGTCCAAGTCTTGCGGTTGCCAGCACTACCCGGAGTCCGATTGAAATAAGCAGACGCAGAAGAACGCAGCCGCACAGAACGGCTGATCTGGTAGTCGCCACCAGCGGCAGCGAGTAATGGGGTTGCGTTAATTACACTCATTTCACATCGCCAATCAAACGAGCAGTAATGCGGGTTGTACTTTCCACATAATAAGCCAAAACATCAACAGCCGAGGCAGTTGTGGTCAAAGTTGGCGCTGTACCGTTGGCAAACTTGAAGTAGCTACCGTAAGCCAAAGTGCGTGAGCCTGTACCGTCTTGGGTAATCACAATCACACCAGACTGACCAGCAGTCAAGTTGCTTGGGTTTGCCAGTGTTCGGTTGCCGCCTAAAGTCACAGAGAAGTTGTTGGCTAATGCAAAGTTAGGAGTGATGGTTGCACCGTCGGTGAGGGCAGTGATAGAGCCACGCTGCGCTGCTGTGAAAGATTGAGCCACATTGGTAACTGCGGTGTTTGCGTTGTAGGCTTGAACATCAGTTCCAATGGCAAGACCAAGGAATGAGCGAGCAGCACTGCCGCCAGCACCCAAAGTAGTCAAGTCAGCATCGTAGGCTTGAACATCAGTACCGATAGCAAGGCCGAGGAACGAACGGGCAGCACTACCACCAGCGCCTAATGTGGTCAAATCAGCGTCATACGCCTGCACAGTAGAGCCAATGTTAGCGGACTTCAGAATAGTAGCATCATACGCCTGAACATCAGTACCGATAGCTAAACCCAAAGCAGTACGGGCAGCAGAGGCGCTTGTAGCACCTGTGCCGCCATTGGCGATAGCCACTGTACCTGTTACGTTACCAGCGTTGCCAGTAACAGAACCTACAATAGCCGAACTGAATGTCTTAGTACCAGCAACAGTCTCATCACCTGTCTTGTGAACCAAGTTGGCATCATTAATAGAGGCAGCACTAGCAGCAGCAGCTACAGCCGAAGCAGCGGCATTGGTTTCTGCTGTCTCAGCAGCAGTTTGAGCTGTCTCAGCAGCAGCCTGAGCAACTTCAGCAGCAGCTTGAGCTGTTTCAGCGCTTGTAGCGGCAGTCTCAGCGTTAGTTTCGGCTGTCTCTGCATTGGTCTCAGCAGTTTCAGCATGGGTTTCAGCCAACTCTGCGGCAGTTTGAGCAGCCTGAGCAGCATCACGGGCAGCTTCAGCTTGAACCAAGAACTCTTGGAACTCTGTGGTATCCGAATCAGAACTGGCACTGCCTGTACCACCGGGGCCGCGATAGATTGTCATTTGAGTTCCTTAGTCTTCTTAACTTGTTTAACGACTTTAACTATTGTCTCTTGTTGCTGCTCAGTAGGGATAATCTCATACCACTCAGGGTTATCTCTAAAGCTCTTAATATCTACTTCACGAGTTACCGTAGCAATAGTCTGTGGTCTAGTGCTATGCTTCATTTGAAAGCTTACCATTGGTGTATCTCCTTTATTTATTACTCACAGTGTAAGTAGTAAAGAAAAGAGAGGCCCGAAGGCCCCTCCCTTAATCAATCATCAGGCTGCCGAGGCTTATTAAGCCGCAGAAGCGTCCACAACGATTGGAACGCAACCGTAGTCACGCAGTTCGCCAACGCCGTACAGGGTGTCAGCAGTGAACAAGTTACCGAGGTATTCTTGTTTGTACTGAGTCTGAGCGCGAACGCCGATCTGCTCAACCAACACAGCCCAGTCGCGGTGGAACATCAAAGCCACACGGTCAGAAGCGGTGTTACCAGCAGCGGTATCGCAGTTGGTGGACACGTACACTTTAGTGCCGTAGATGTCGCCAAACTCACCGTTCATCAAGGTAGTACCGTTACCTTTGAAGGCTTGCTCGGTGAAGCGGTTGATGCCCAACATAGAGTTACGAGCAACAGGAGGAACCACCAACGAACGGCCATCCATAGGCACGTCTTGATCGTCCAGCAACTGGATAGCTGCACGGATACCAGCATCAGCGATGTTGGCAGCGTTAGACGAAGAGTAGGTGTAAGCAGCGCCAGTAGAACCGATGATACCACCAGAGTACTGAGCGTTAGCGGAGTTACCGCCACGAGCAGCACGAGCCAGTTGGATCAAAGTGGTGTCCACTTGCTTGCCCAGAGCGTGACCAGCATCGTCAGTGTAGAAGCTACGCAGGCTCGACAGAGCTTGTGCTTCAACGATGTCTTCGATCAAGCGGCTGTACTCGAAGTGCTTGTTGATGGAGATAGCCACATCGCTTTCGGTAGCGGCAATCAAGGTCACTTGAGAGCCAGCAGCCTTAGCGGAAGCTGTACCACGGGTAGGCGAAGGAATGTGAACGGTGTCACCTTTCTTGCCCTTGAAGCTCATCTTCTTGACCAGATTGGCCATGACGAGGGATTTTTTGTATGCTGCAACAATCTCATCGCTCCAAACTTCAGGGATGAAGGTTGCTGCGGTGGTGACTGTGACGTGATCTGTACCTAAAGCCATTTAAAATACTCCTATAAATTCAATTGATATTACTTAACACGACCCTGTTGATAAGCTGCCATGATTTCGGGTTGTAGCAACTCATAACGATCTGGATCGGTCATCTTAAGACGGATTAAATCCGCACGGCGGTAAACTTTCTTTGCAACCTCGCCAGATCCACTTGTATCCACACCAGCGGCTCGTAGAGCTTGTGCTTGTTGCTTCTTACCAGTTTCCTGTACGTTGTTGTTACGAACCTGTTTCAGTTCCTTATACGTGCTTAAGAGTTCATCCGCTGAACTAAAGTCAAACTCTGCATCAGCCTTGGCATACAGACTCAGACGAATAGGGCTTGCCTTGACCCACTCCTGAAATCCAGTATCGTTGGCAATAGTGCCAAAGTCAGGATGTTTGGAAGCAAGCTGCTGCGCTGTCTTCATCCGTTTAAGCTCAAGGTTGGCCTGTTTAGCCTCCAGAACTGCGGGGTTATTCTCGATTGCACGTTTAATTGAATCTTGAGGGTTCTCAAAGAAATCAACTTCGGGCGTACTTTCAACAGTCTGTACTTTATTGTCGCTTTCGAGTTGTCGTTTGAGTAACTGATCCGCTAATGAACGTACCTCGTGTACTTCCTGTGCTTGCCTCCCAATCATCTTCTCAGCTTCTTGGTGCATCTTCACGATGTCTTCAAAGGCTTTGCCTTTATACTTGTCAGGAATTACCGTGTCTTCTACTACAGGCTCTGGAGGTTGTTCCACCTTGGGAGTCTCTTGTACCTGTTCTTCATCAATCGTGTCCAGTGTTGGGTCAAACGATTCTTGCTCAATAAGTGCCATACTATTATTCTCCTGTCTCTCTTGAGATTATAGGACTATGAAATGTGGGTACTTGCGTACCTACCCGTTAATGTGAAGTGTTACTCTGGAACAGCGTAAGAGGCTTTCCTCTCTTGTGCCAGCTTTTCACTTCGCTTTCGTTCCCATGCGTCATACGCAGATGGAAAAGCACCGGAGATGCCCTCCAACTTTGAACGAACCATAGAAACAATTCTCGTTGACTCTTTACCACAGGCTCGACAAGCAAGTTCCCTGACGGTTTCGTCAACTAATGCTTCGGAGATGTGACCATCTTCACAAACAAACTCAAACATACGGCGCATTACTTTGCCTCCTGCAACAGTTGTTCATAAACTTCTTCACAAGTCTTCTTGCGGTTTAAAAGTAGATCTAGAATATCCAGTTGGCCCTGACGGTAAGATAATGATTGTGCGTCTTTGACCGTGCGGATATTGTCTAGTTCATCCTTTAACTTGGTGAGGTCTTCCATCAAGAACGCCCACCCTTGAGTGGACATTGTTGAGAAGGTTTCCTCGTAATACTGCTGAAGTTCCTTATCCATAAGGGGAAACTCCTTTCATTTTGGTTACTGAGGCTGACGATTGCTCATCTGTGCGAGTGCGATACGCTCGTTAGAGTCAATATCCTTCTCTTTGAGCATCAAATCAGCCAATTTCATACGTTTAGCGAAGTCAGCATCCTGATCGAGGTTCGTGGCAGCGGCCTGCACCACCTTGACACGCAACTCTTCAGGCATAAGCTGAGTTTCAACCATTGTTTGCTGTGCTTCAGCGGCTGCTTTCTGAGTTTGAGCCTGTAACAGGGCCAAATCAGCTTGCAACTTAGCCATAGCAGCTTCTTGCTGCATCTGAGCCTGCTGTTGAGCTTCAGGACTAGGCTGACTCATCTGCTCCAAGGCTGCAATCAACTCACCACGGTTGCTCAAGGAGCTATTACCCAAGATTCCCTTGAGAATCAGAGGCAGAACCGGAGTGTCTGGGCCTAATGTCTGGAGCAAGGCAATGAATTGCTGCTGTTCAAACTCACGAGCCAAGATACCCAAGGTAGCTGTAGGCATGAATTTCACATCTACAGAGGGGTAACGCTCAGGATCGAACTGCATATAGCGCCAAGCAGCCTTGTTGATGAACGGAATCAAGAAATCTTCTTGGAAGTTCGTCAATGTACGCTTGTACTTCTTGATAATGCCAGCCATAGCCATCGACATACCACCTGCGCCAGCGTCACGAGGAGCTGCTGAAGGCATACCTGCACTGTCAACAGTACCTGTAGCTTGCAACAAGAGGCGTTCGTAGTTCTGAGAGGCTCTCACGGAGGAGTCATCAGGTGTACCGAAGCGCAAAGGCATCATAATCTGGTTAGGATCGCCGTTGGTCAGGAACGATTTACCGGGCTTAACCTCGAACTTAGCACCACGAGGCAAGCGGGTAGCGTCCATAGCCATCATAGGAACGGCTGTAAGGGCACGGGCATCACTGTCCATACGCAAACTACCGTCAATGGCCTTCTGCATGTTGTAGGCTTTCTCCGCTGTACCACGACCCCACACACGCCCGGGGACTGTATCGTCTTGGTACAACATGACAGGACGATCCTTCATCATGTAGGGATTAGCTTCAGCCTTCAAAAGCTTGTTACCGTTAGCGATAACAATGATAGCTTCAACCAGTTCAGCGTAGTCGTCAGCTAAGGAGTCTTCTGGGAACAGATCAGCAACCTCTGCTTCTTCGTTCTCCAACTGCTCCAAGTATTCACGAGGAACCAAGCCGTAGTATGTGAGCATACGCACACGGCCATCTTGGTAGCTAACTGACTCTTCGGTAGCTTCTAAGTCATCGTCTGGGCCATCAGTGCCTAAGTCCACCTTACGGTAGATGCCCTTTTCCATGCCTTCAACGATCTTGTGTACCGAGATGAACTTCTCAATGGCACAACCCATAGCATCATCCAAGGATGTAGCGTTAGGATCAACCAAGAAGTTCTTAGGGTTCACAGGAACCAGCTTAACTGCGATACGGTCTTTCTCGACCACACCGATAGCTGCTTGACCTTGTACGCCGGGGATAGCTTGAGTGGCAGGAGAATATTCTTTCTCTGTCTTCACAGCGATCTCACCGATACCTGTACCGTAGATCTCAGCCATCAACTCAATCTGGTCGATAGCCTTCTTAATCTTGTCTCGGTTGAAGTCTTCCATCAACTGAGCTTTGATCTGCTCAACGTCCAAGGCAGTGCCGTTAACGTCTTTGATGTCATCTTCAATGTCGAACCACTCACCCTGACCAAAGATAGCTTCCATGATCTCAGCGTGACGTGTCTCAATCGCCTGCTGAGTGGCAGGGGAGATGATACGGCTACGCTCTGAGTCACGGGTACGGTCTTCAGCGGCCCACTGACCACGGAAGATACGTTCGTACTCTTGCCAATCAGTCAGGTAGTTCTGGTCACGATAGTCGCGCCACTTGTCAGTGTGGGAGACAACCCACTCAGTCAGTTCTTTATCCGACTCTGTAGGTTCGTCATACTGACTCTGTTCCAAGTTGTCTTCCATTATTTATCCTTATTTGATCGTGAACCCCATAGGGTCTGTATATGCGGGTGAAATTAGTTGCGTCCGACCATATAAGTCACGAAGAATCGCTTGCTCCTGTGCTAATGTAGCGTCTACGTGTTTTCCTGCTGGAGAAGAAGTCCAGTATTCTGCTTTTGTAAGTGACTTACGAGGATCTTCCATACGTCCTACAGCAAAGGCAGGAGCCTCAGTTGATGAGTGTCTATATTCGTTGTACGCTTGGTCAGGGTATTGGAATTTTTTAAGTTTTGAAAAATCAGGATCTAGTTTACGATAAGCCTCTAAAAACTGAGCATCTACTCCTGTAGCTTGTTTACGTGTCTTTTCATACTGATCACGCATAGCCCATACCTTATCTTTCATAGCATACGATAAAGCATGGGTAAGTTCGTGAGATAAAGCTTGTGGAATTTCCAATGTTGTAGGATTTAACGTAACTGTATTTGTTGTTGGGTCAAACTGAGCACTATAACTATCTTCTGCTGTTTTACCTGTAACAAGATTAGGTAGCTTACCTTGCTTGTTAAGGAGGACAGCAGCTTCATATTGGGCTGTGCCCGGAGACAATAATTTCTCCCATTGTGTTGGAAGAGGCTTACTTGTCTTTTTAAGCTGTTCAAATAAACCTGTAGCCATTTTAATACCCCGATATAGCGTCATAAACCTCATACTCATCGTCCTCATAGTCAGGAACGAAAGAGTTGAGGGCAAGTTGTTCAACATAAGCAAGAGCATCCACCAAGTCATCATGTACGCCTTTGGTAGGGAACATCAAGAGTTGGTCTTCAAAGTCACTCCACTCACCATCCTCATTCAGGATAACCTTACCGTGCTCCATCCGTCCTTGTAAGGCCCAGATGATACGGTCAGTCTTCTTCTTATTCCCGTGAGTCAAGGTTTGGATATGCGCGAAGGTGTTGTACTGCCTCATCATGTCCTGTAGGATCGTCAAGGCAGCATTCTTAGCTGTACCTCTCTCAATTCCTACCGCCAGAGGCTGGAACTCTTTAATGTTCTTTAAGATACGCATACAGGTATCTTTAATATCCCACCGTCCATGCTCAATCTTGTTTACCCACCAAGTCCCATCATCAGTGACCTTAACGACAGCAATAGCTGATTCGTCTAGTCTCTTCTTATTCTGGGAACCATCGGATATGTCTTCAAAGCCTGCCAAGTCAATGGCAATGATGTATGAACCATCTCTGGGTTCTTTACCCTTCTTGATCCAGTGTTCTTTAAAGATGTCAGAGCCTGAAGTGTCAAAGCTAGACAGGTATTCCTGCTTGAAGGCAAATGAACTTAGTGTTCGCTTGGCTGCTTCGATTTCCTTGGGATCTATTGTTTCGTTGTCTTGGGTGGTGTAGTGCCACGACTTCCACTCTTCATCAGTGTTCTCTTTACCAAGCTTAAAAGCATCGTAGAACCAGTTACGACCAGACGGAGTAGAGATGAATAAAGCCCTACCTTTCTTGTCCGACAAAGCAGCACGGATAACCTTCTCCCAAATCTCCTGCTTAATGAACGCACATTCGTCCAGTACCACGTACACAAGGGACACACCCCGAAGACTATCAGGGTTATCAGCACCTCTAACGAGGATCTTTCTACCGTTGACAAGGGTAATCTCCAAGTTGTTGATGTGGGAGGACTTGATCACTGGACGACCTAAGTCATGCAGCAAGTCCCATATGATCGTCCGGGCCTGCCCTAGCGTAGGAGCAATGTACATCACTGCTGACCCTTCAGGGCAGTTTAAAGCCTCGATAAGCAGCGTAACAGCAGACAGGCGGGATTTACCACAACGGCGACCAGCGGCTACAACCTTGAAGCGGTGAGAGTCTTTAAAGACAGTCTGTTGCCAGTTCAGGAGGGCAAAGTTTAACTCAGACATCAATTATGTCCTCATCGGTGCTGACCACAGGTTGGTTTAAGCCCGTAATGTTGATCGAGATGCTAGGCACACCGTTACCTTGTTTGGCTGCTTCAAACGCAGACACAGGAACAATCCTATCGACAATCAGCTTCCATGCAGCAGCTTGGTTCTTATGTTCATCGTTCAAAGCTGCATCGTAAATGGCTTCAAGCACCTTGGCACTCTTAGGTGAGTTAAGCATACGTAGCTTATACTCATTGATGATTGCAGCTTCACCTTTAGGACGACCTACTGATCTACTCTCTTTGATTTCCTTAAGCTCAGACTTCTTTGGTCTTCCAGCCTTAGTTCTTTTAATTGGTTCTTCATCCATTGTCTTTATCCTTTCTTAGGGAGACAACCTACTGTTAGTAGACAAAACATCTATGCTTAAAGTACTTTAAAGGTCTTCTATGTTAAGAACTTTATAAGTTAATTATTATAAGTACTTGTAGTAAGTTACTTATAGTATGTAACTTCTATGCTTCTTAGACATCTAGGTTACGTCTACATTCGTTGTATCCAACTGTGCAGATTCATCGGCCTAGACCTGCTTAGTAACATAAGAGTCCACCACCTTCTTAGTTACTTTTTAATCTCTATACAAATATTATACCACAGATTTCTCAGATGTCAAGCTTTTTCTGTCTTTTGTTACAAATATTTACATATGTTACACTTCTTTGCTCTGTCCTGTAAGTTAAGAGTCAGATAACTGCTTACTTTTTCATCACTGATCTGTCCCCAATTGTTTATGCACTCGAAGGATTGTCTAGTCTGTCCTGTTTCCTTTGTCGATCAACTACTTAGCGCTTTAAGTGGTGTGGTCTAATCTGTCCCTAATTAATTCACTTTTTAGCTTTTTGTGAACGTTAGAGGCTCCTGCAAAGATAAACACTAAAGTCTTCCCCCTCCCCCCCCTGACTTTGTAGGCTAGAAAGTGACTGAGTAGTCATAATTATACTGTACTGTCTAGTCTGTTACTGAACTGTACAGTCACATTGTAAACACTATAGGTAGTGTCTGAACTGGGTAGGGTACACTATAGGTAGTGTTTGTAGGCACATGTGAGGGTCGAAGCAGGTTCCTACAGTGCCAACTATCCAGTCTACCCAGTACTGTACATTCACCCAGTATTTATAAGATATTAGATACAATAGTATTAAGGGTTTACCCTATTAGGGTTTTGGAGGGGTCAATAGAATCAACGACTTACGAGAACTGGCACGGATCTTTCCTGCTATATATGTGAGAGGGTAGAAAAATAATTGTCTATCTTGTCAACCGAAAACAGTGTCTAACCGTTAAACCTTTAAAGGAACAATACAATGACTACAGACCAACACTTAGCATGGTGCGCCGCATGGAATCGCGCCATTGTCGCAGGCTTGATACCTTATGAGGCTTGGAAACTAGCGCAAGCGGCGGCGGCTAGCGTTAAACCTGAATCATCAACCAACTGAAAGAAACCAATGTCTAACCATCAATACACATACACACCAGAACCTGCCGAGTCACCAGTGCAGGGCATCATAATCGCCGTGGCCTGTGTCGCCGTGTTCGCCTTTATCGGTGTCTTGCTTGCTTGGCGTGGTTGATCCACTGGCGCGGCTAAGGTACAATTTACAAACAATCAATCGGAGCAAACCATGAATTACTTTTACACACGATACGAAGCCAAAAAAGCATTTCCCAATGCGATCATCCGCAAGGTGTTGAATCATCATGTAAACGCAAACGCGGGTCAGTATGTTGTCTTCAATGATTACACTACATACGATGACTGGAAGCGATGCGGCCATGTAAAGTGACTGTGTACCGTGTAGGGTTTTGTCCCAATGATAGAATCCTATGCAGTGCAACTCTATCGCACTAAATCCCGTCTGAGATGTTCAGGCACAAACCTTGGAGTTTACACCATGAAACAAGCTATCAATTTCTCTTCCTTTGTCGATGCTTTCCGTGCTTATGACCGATACGATCAATTCGGTTATAAAGCCTTGCGGGTTATCTTTGATTACTTGGAGCAGTACGAACAAGACTGTAACGAAGAGTTGGAATTGGATGTTATTGCCATTTGTTGCGATTACGATTCAAGCCACTACAAAGACATTGCAGACAATTACCGCATCGACTTGTCTGATGCCGATGGCGATGAGGATGACGAAAAGCAGATTGTCTTGGATTACCTGAACGATAACACGATGGTATTGGGCGAGACTGACTGCGAAATCGTGTACCAAGTGTTCTAAGGGGTTAACATGGCCTTTTCAACCTTACCAATTAGATTCTTTGTCTATGATCCAGAATTGGAGGATCAAGACGATACAGACCCTATTGCAGAGGTCTCTGAGCATGCTTTCATGCAGTCTGAAGGCGTGATTCACTATGAGAGACACACAAAGTCACAGAATGGAGTGTCTCAGGTGTGCCTGACAAAATATCCTCACTCAATGGAGAATTGAACCATGTCACGCTACGAAGTCCAATTTAAATCATCCGGTATAGTGGCTTTTAGCGCCTCTGAGAGGGGTATCTGTCAGCATTGGCTAGAGTGCAACGACTATGCGCCAGAAAAGCCCTATAATGACCCTCTAACGGGCGAGATTGACCCTAATCAATGGGTCAGAGGGGATTGTCTTGGGTTGTTCACCTTGAAAAAGGTTAGTTAGTATGGGTGTCACTCCCTCAGTGATATGGGTTATACGAAAGATTAAGGAAAAGTAACATGAAAGTAATCACATACAAACATTTCTACATTGTAGACAATCGCAAGATCGACAAAGTGGATCTAGTCAACATGCACACGGGCAAGATCCGAGTGGTCAAGACAGTACAGGCGGCGAAGTGGCGCATTACACGGGCTGTTAACTTGGCCAAGAAAGTGCAAAGGTTAGTATAATGTGGCCTTTTAAGTACATCAACGGCGAACAGACACCAGAATCAGAGGCATTGGAGGCTGACAAGGGTCAGCACAAACCAAGCCCAACGAATAACCTAGATGACATGGAGGAAGCACTATTGTGACCAAGATTAAGCAATTCAGCTACAGGATTAGAGGGTTTGACTTCTACGGCCTGTGCGAGATACAATCAATACAGACTTTGCCCTTAATCGTCACCTGTACAGACCTGTATCTTGAGGGTTTACCGGGTGACCATGATGTAAAGGCTATCGTTGACTATCAAGTCATCTTAGACATTGAAGACATGGTGAGGGTGGAATATGAAAATCAATAACCATTGGCTTGTATTGGCTGTAGTACTTTGTGCTTACCTACTAGCGGGGTACTATGATTCAATGGCTTATTGAGTTATTACTACCATCGAGAAAGCCTCATAGAGGCCTCTAAAAGGGCCTACAAGGGCCTCAAATGAATCAACTAAGGGCTACATAGCCAGAAGGACTAATAATGCGCTGTATCGCTTGTGATAAGACTTTGAATGACTACGAATCAACCCGTAGACATGCAATTACCAATGAATTCCTTGATATGTGCAATAGGTGTATGAAGGACATGCCCAACATACCGACAAAGGATAGACCTGATCTGGTCAAAGAGGCAGACTTTGACGATGAATTAGACAACCCGGACACCATGGGCAATGACCTAGATGTCACCTCTGTTACACTTGGTTACAATTTAGGGGTTGACAAAGATTGATCTGCACATATAATAATACTATAGAGTATCTAAGATGTTGCTTCTATGCTTAGATGTAACATACTATAAGTACTTACTATAAGTATCTTATAAAGAGACATAGAAGCATAGAAGAAATGTCTTAGGTACTTTAAAGTACTATAGATGTGTGTCTAACTTCGTTTAACTTTCACTAATGGTTGGTAACATGAACGATTCAATGATTGAACTTATGGACAAACAAGAGCAAGAACTGGTGAACTTTGAGTGCTGGTATCACTCAGTGATTGACGATATGGCTGGTCTTATCCGTGCTAACGGCTATGAACAGGTCATGTACGATGTAATGCAAGCTGTGAAACGAATGTCTGAGCATGAGAGGAACAAAGAATGATTGTCTCACTGTTTGTGGGTGTCTTAACCCTGTTAAAGGTGGTGCTTAAATGATGTATCAACTAATGCTTACACTCGGTGAAGGTAGTGCTAAAGTCTTAGTAGTCTTTAAGATGTACATCTATTCTGACGATCCTGAGATTGATTGGGATAGCTTGGAAGTGTGGTACAAGGATGTTAACATTGTGGATACACTGGACTTGAATGACCTTGAATCCATTGGTAAACAGGTGAATAACTCTTGGGATGAGCTTGAAAGGCAATATGATGGCTACCACTGAAGCAACAGCACGTAGTGCGATGAAGCTGGCGCTGGAGGCGTTGAAAGAACTTGTGGCGCAAACAAAAGGTCGTTATTTTTGTATGAAGCATGACCATGTTGCACTCCAAAATGCAAGGTTTGCAATTGCTAGATTGCGAGAAGCCCTTGCCAACGAAGCCCTTGACAAGATGGCAGAGAACGCCAGAGAGTTGGGGTTGGACTATGAGCCAGCACAGCAAGAGCCTGTGGCGTTCCTTGATTGGTACGACAACGCACACTGGGGCAATGAAGACTTTAAGGCTGGTTGCTGGAGAGCATGGGACGCTGCACTTGCACAGCGCACATGGGTGTCACTGACGGATGAGCAAGTCATTAAAACATTTAACGCAATTTGCAATGGAAAACCTTTCAATGTTGAACGAATATTGGAATTGCATAGAGCCATCGAAGCCAAATTAAAGGAGAAGAACTGTGGCTAGTAAGTTTCTCAGGCACATCTCCTGCGACCACTGCGGTAGCAAGGATGCTAATAGCCTGTACGATGATGGACACACCCACTGCTTCAGTTGCGGTGTAACCGAGCACGAAGGTGCTTACGATGAGCGAACGGTAATGAGGGACGCTGTAGCGCCCACGAAGAAGGCTATTATGGACATTCGAGGCACATTTAAATCAATCCCTGACCGTGGTATCAGTCAGGCCACTTGTGAGAAGTATGGAGTAACCACAGATGGAGACTATCAGTATTATCCTTACACTGACGGAGATGGAGTTAGAACGGCTGTTAAGCAACGCAGTGTTCCTACAAAGCAATTCTCCATCTCAGGAGACTTCGGGCGAGCAACACTATTCGGTCAGCATCTCTTTCACGCTGGAGGAAAAGCTATCACCATCACAGAAGGAGAGCTTGACGCTCTCGCAGCTTTCCAGATGCAAGGATCTCTCTACCCTACAGTGAGTATCAGGAATGGCGCTCAGGCTGCTTTAAAGGACTGTAAGGCTAACTATGAGTGGTTGAACAGCTTTGACTCTGTGGTTATCTGCTTTGATGCTGATGAGCCGGGTAAGAAGGCGGCTAAGGAAGTGGCTGAATTGTTCGGTAACAAGGCCAAGATCATGCAACACAAGAGTGGGCACAAGGATGCTTGTGACTACCTGATTGCAGGGGCTACCAAGGACTTTGTTAACGAGTGGTGGAGGGCTAGTCCTTATGTGCCTGACGGTATCGTGAATGCTGCTGACCTCTGGGAGGAAATCTCCAAGCCAGAGCCAGTTGCAGAGGCACAGTACCCTTGGAAGGGCTTGAATAAGCTCTTGTACGGTATCAGGCCAGCAGAGTTGATTACAGTCACCGCAGGCAGTGGGTTAGGTAAGAGTCAGTTCTTGCGGGAGATCTTGTATAACCTCTTGCAGACTACGAAGTGGAACATTGGTGGGTTATTCTTGGAAGAGTCAACACGCAAGACAGCACGGAGTATTATGAGCCTTCATGCCAACAAGCTGTTACACTTGCCTGATACACCTACCACAGAGCAGGAATTGAAGGAGGCTTTTGATGCTACCTTGGGAAGTAATCGCATTTATCTGTTTGACCATTTCGGTAGTAGTGACGTGGACAATATATCCAACAGAATCCGCTACATGGCTAAAGCTTGTGACTGTCGTGTCGTCTTTCTTGATCACATTTCCATTGTTGTTAGCGGTCAAGACCTTGGTGACGAGCGTAAAGCCATTGATAACATGATGACAAAGCTCCGCACACTGGTGCAAGAGCTGAACATCACCTTGATCTGCGTGAGTCACTTGCGTAGACCACAAGGCAACCAAGGCCATGAGGACGGAGGTAGTGTGTCATTGTCACAGTTGCGAGGCTCTGGAGCCATTGCACAACTGAGCGATGCAGTAATCACGTTGGAGCGTAACAGCATGGCTGAGAACGAGGAAGAGCGTCACTTGACCAAGATTGCAGTGGCGAAGAACAGGTACAACGGGGAGACTGGCCCTGCTTGTAAGTTGAAATACAATGGGTATACTGGACGTATGCTCGAAGTTGAGGAGGAAGCGTTATGACAGCAAGTGACGGCGGTAAAGGATCAGCACCACGGCCTATTCCTGACCCTCAGAAGTTTAGGGATAACTGGGATGCTATATTCGGCAAGAAGAAGGAAGAGAAACCTAAATGACAGTAGAACACTTGATCGTAGGGGCTACCGGAGTAGGATACCTGATCGTAGGTGTGCTACAATGGAGCAAGGGAGAGATCTCTAACGGGATGATCTGGACGGGCTATGCCTTTGCTCAGATAGGATTGTGGCTTAACATTAAATGAGGAGAATGAAGATGCCTGATATTACAATGTGTAACGACTATTCATGTCCTCAGTTTGACAAGTGCTATCGAGCACAGGCAAAGCCTAGTGAGTATCGTCAGAGTTACTTCGCAAGCTCTCCTCGGAGTATAGATGGATGTGATTACTTTAGCCCCTTGGAAGAAACAGATGAGAATCGTTCTCGACATCGAAACAAACCTAGCACATGACAAGATTCATGTAGCTGTAACCAAAGACATTGACACCGGAGAAGTAAAGACATGGAAAGTAGCCGACAACCTGCGGGAGTATTTAAAGGGCGTGTCGTTGATAGTCATGCACAACGGCATAAGTTTCGATGCACCAGTATTGAATCGCTTATGGAAGACGAAGATTCGTTTGAATCAAGTGTTCGATACATTGATAGTAAGTCGTCTTTTAGACCCGAGCCGCGAGACAGGACACAGCCTCGAAGCGTGGGGACGAACTCTAGGGTTCAACAAGATTGACTACACCGCCGTATGGCAGTGGATGATGGACAGGAAAGAGGAGTATAAAGGTGAGTGTTTCGACTTCCCTATTAGCGACCTTCTTAATCATTATTGCATTAGGGACGTTGAAGTTACTGCTAAGTTATATCTTCACTTGGTTAGTGAACTGGAGCAAAAACAGTTTAGCCAAGAATCGGTAGACTTAGAGCATCGTGTTGCATCAATCATTGCCAAACAAGAAAGGGCAGGGTTCAAACTTGACCAGATCCACACAACCTGTTTACTTACTGACATCAAGTCAAAAGTGGCAGGAATATATGAGCGAATGCAAGAGAGATGGCCTCCAGTCACACTTGAGCGATACTCTGACAAAACTGGAAAGAGACTCAAGGACAGCGTGGTTACTTTTAACCCCGGAAGCAGACAACAGATCGGAGAAAAGTTAAAGGAACTCGGTTGGAAACCAAAGGAGTTTACCGAGACAGGACAGCCTAAGATTGATGAAACTGTATTGGCTAATGTTAAGATACCAGAGGCTCAGGTGATTGCTGAGTACCTGATGCTTAACAAGCGTATCAGTCAGATTGAATCGTGGTTAGAAGCTGTAGGTAAAGACGGTAGGGTACACGGTAAGGTCATCACTAACGGTGCTGTTACAGGCCGGATGACACACAGTAGCCCTAACATGGCTCAGATCCCCAATGCAGGTTCCATCTATGGGCCTGAGTGCCGGGAATGCTGGTCAGTTGAGGATGGTAATGTGTTGGTAGGTTGCGATGCTTCAGGTCTGGAGCTTCGTATGTTGGCTCACTATATGAAGGATGAAGATTATGTCAGAACTGTCTGTGAGGGATCATCTAAAGATGGAACGGATGTTCACACGGTTAACCAAAGAGCAGCAGGACTCGCTTCTAGAGATAATGCAAAGACTTTTATCTACGCCTTCCTCTATGGTGCGGGAGATGCAAAGATTGGTAGCATTGTGGGAGGCAGTGCAAGAGATGGAGAAGAGCTTAAAGCGAAGTTCCTTAAACAGACACCCGCCCTTGCAAAACTCATCGACAGAGTTCATGACGGAGCAGCTAGAGGATGGATATACCGAAAACATACAGACCCAGAAAAGAATGGATGGATACCAAGTAAAGAAGGGAAAGCAGAAACAAAATATGTCATGGGACTTGATGGGAGACGTATTTGGGTTCGCTCAGAACACGCTGCCCTCAATTCGCTCCTCCAAGGAGCCGGAGCAGTCGTGATGAAGAAGGCTTTGGTCTTGTTTGACGACAAGGTTATAGCTAACAACTGGCAGATCAAGTATGTTGCCAATGTTCACGATGAGGCTCAGATCGAATGCCCTAAAGATATTGCTGAGGAGGTCGGTAAAGCCTTCAGACAGAGTATCATTGAGGCAGGTGAGGCTTTCAAGCTTAGATGCCCCTTAGACGGGGAGTACAAGATTGGAAGAAATTGGAGAGAAACCCATTGACAGCAGTAAACTGCTTGACATTGCTGAAAAGTGATGTACAATATTAGGTAAGAAGCGAGTGTGGTGAAACAGGCAAACACACTGGATTTAAAATCCAACGCCGAAAGGCTTGCGGGTTCAAGTCCCGCCACTCGTACCATAAATGACAGTCTGGAAAGACAGACATTCTTGAAACTTAAATGGAAATTAAAGGAAATTAAATCATGGATAACAAACCCGCCAAAGTCTCCGGTCAACTCTTCTGGGCTAACTGGATGAAAGAGTTCAACACCAAGTTCAACGAGGACAACACCAAGTACGAATGTACACTCGGTATGCTGTCTGACAAGGCTTGTGAGGCGTTGAAGGCACAAGGTATTGTGATCAAGAACAAGGACACAATGGGTAACTACATTGTAGGTAAGTCCAAGTTTGTGTTCGAGCCTGTGGACACTGAAGGCAACGCTGTTGACATCAGCAAGATCGGTAACGGCACTAAGGTAACAGCCTTGGTTGGCTCCTACCGTCACAAGATGTCAGCTAAGTTCGGTGCTGCCCCTTCTATCGGTAAGCTCATCGTGACTGACTTGGTTGTCTACGGTGAGGGTGCTGAAGGCGATGATGACTCAGACATCCTCTGAGCCTAAGATTGCACTGGTTGATGCTGACTTTTTAGTCTACCGAATAGCATTCTCTTCGGAAGACGAACCAGTCGGCATTGCCAAGGCTAGATTAACGGAGTGGTTAGAAGACTTTATCTATGTGAATCTCAAGGCTGATGAATACAAAGCGTGGATCACAGGTAAATCTAACTACCGTTATGACATTGCCAAGACAGTGCCATACAAAGGCAACCGTAAGGATGTTCAACGACCTAAGCACTACGAAGCCCTACGGGAGCATCTAGTCAAGCGTCACGAAGCTATCCTTACAGTTGGCGAGGAAGCTGACGATACCGTAGCCATTGAATCGACCAAGATGTTAGACAACTGCTGGATCGTTCATGTGGATAAGGACTTGGATCAGCTTCAAGGATGGCACTACAACCCTGTAAAGGATGAGAGGTACTATGTCGATGATTTTAACGCCTTTAAGTCTTTTGTTTCGCAAATACTTACGGGGGACAGGATTGACAACATTCCGTGCTTGGCGGGTATTGGCCCTAAAAAGGCTGAGAAAGCTCTCAAAGATGCAAAGACTAAAGAAGAGCTTTTACAAGCAGCGTGGGAAAAGTATCAAGAACACGGCCATACGATGGAATACTTTACGGAACAGGGACAGCTTTTGTGGCTAAGACGATATGAAGGAGAGTTATGGCAACCGGACGTAAATTTACTGCCAAACAAGTTGCAACTAAGTACGGATTCCGTAGCGGACTCGAAGAGCGCATAGCGGAACAACTGGATCAGTTAGGGGTGGAGTATACGTATGAGAAGGTCAAGTTGAAGTACATTCGACCTGCTTCTGAACATATCTACACACCTGACTTTGTGCTTGCCAATGGTATCATCGTGGAGACTAAGGGGAGATTCCTCCTAGCTGACCGAATGAAGCACTTGATGGTTAAGAAACATAATCCAGAGTTGGACATTAGGTTTGTATTCAGTAATTCCAATGCACGTATCAGCAAAGCGTCTAAGACAACGTATGCTATGTGGTGTAGGAAGCACGGATACTTGTTCGCTGATAAGACTATCCCAACGGAGTGGATCAATGAATGTTGAGCTTATTAAAGAGAACGAAGACGGTAGCGCAAGCTATAACTTTGACCTGACAGCGGAAGAGGCTGCTTCGCTTCTTCGGTTGGGAATCCTAGAAGCTCTAAAGGCAGGGATTCGTGCAGGTGATACACTAAAGGTGGAAGGTGAAGATGTCAGTAGTTAAAGTAGTGTGGGCTACACCGAATGCTGAGGAAGCAGTGGCATACTGTGCTCGTGTGAGTAACCCTGAGAACCAGAATGCTCAAGAAACAGCGCCAAAGCTTCTGAAGTATCTGATCAAACACAAGCATTGGAGTCCATTTGAGATGGCTAACGTATGTATGGAGATTGAGACTACCCGTGACATTGCACGGCAGATCCTTCGCCATCGTAGCTTTAGCTTTCAGGAGTTCTCTCAGCGATACGCTGCTGTACAGGGGTTTGAGTTGTCTGAGGTACGCCTACAGGACATGAGGAACCGACAGAACAGCATCGAGGTTGGAGACTCAGATCTGCACTCTTGGTGGTTTAAGGCACAACAAAGGATTCGTGATGACGCTGAACTGGTTTATAACATGGCTCTTGCCAAAGGGGTTGCCAAGGAACAAGCACGAAAGCTACTGCCTGAAGGATTGACTATGAGCAAGATGTACATGAATGGCACACTGCGTAGTTGGCTTCACTATGTGGATATTCGCTGTGATAAGGCTACGCAGAAGGAGCACCGAGAGGTTGCTGAGAAGTGCCGTGATGAACTGACTAAACTATTTCCACATACGATGGGGGCATTTAATGACATTTGAAGAGTATCAAGAGTTAGCGTTCAAGACAGCGTTAGAGACAGCTAAGAACCCTGCTTACATGGTATCTAACCTTACCTCTGAAGCTGGTGAAGTGGCTGGTAAGTACGCCAAGTGGATTCGTGATGGGATCTTGGACGAGGCAGGAATGCAAAAGGAGATCGGTGATGTGCTCTGGCAGATCGCTGGTTTGTCTACAGTTATGGGTTGGAGCTTGGCTGATCTGGCTAGCAAGAACCTCCAAAAGCTTGCACAGCGTCAAGCGAACAATACATTGAAAGGATCTGGCGATGAACGATGAAGATTACACAAGCTATGGATTTATGTACCGTGACTGCGGTGGTAAAGTCTCTAAACACGAAGTAACACTGGATGAGGTCACATGGCCTGAAGTGCTCAATGACTTTGTTAACTTCCTCCAGAGTGTGTACGGGTACAACATTAAAGACTCTATCCGTATTGAACAACCTCGGTATGAAACGTTACCTGAACCTTGGACTGGTAAGTATTTCTCTAAGGACGAATAAGCATGAAGATCCTAGTTATTCCTGATTGCCAAGTCAAAGAAGGAGTACCTCTGGATCATCTTGAGTGGGCAGGGAAGGCTATCTGTGATTATCGGCCTGATGTTGTAGTTAACATTGGTGATTTCGCGGATATGCCCTCACTGTCTACACATGATGTTAAAGGGTCTAAGTACTTTGAAGGTCTTCGGTACAAGAAAGATGTAGAGGTGGTCAAGGAGGCTATGAAGAAGCTCCTACAGCCTTTGCGTGACTTGCAAAAGACTCAGAAGGAATCCAAGCATAAGATCTACAAGCCTAAGATGATCCTGACTCTGGGCAACCATGAGAACCGTATCAACCGTGCTGTTAACAACAACCCTACCTTGGAAGGATTGATCAGTGTTAAAGACTTGGATTACGACAAGGATTGGGAAGTACATGACTTTCTCCACCCTGTATTCATTAACGGTGTTGGTTTTAATCACTACTGGCCTGTTGGTGCTATGGGCCGTCCTGCTGGAACTGCTTCGGCTATTGTCAATAAACTTCACATGAGCTGCATTGCAGGGCATCAGCAGGGTAAGCAGATTGCCTACGGTAAACGTGCTGACGGTAAGCCTATCTGTGCTATCATTGCAGGTAGTTATTATCTGCACGATGAGGACTACATGGATCAGCTTAGTAACCGCCACTGGCGAGGACTGCTGATGTTAAATGATGTCAAGGATGGCGGCTTCGATGAGATGCTTCTGTCTATCGAATATCTGGAGCGCAAGTATGGAAAACAAGTGTAATACGTGCTTCTATGCACTGATGGACAAAGACCTTGAAGCTCCTTGTACACTGTGTACGGGGTACTCTAACTATGTAAAGGGAGATGTGTATATGTCCAGTGGAGATCGAATCGAAACGAAGAAACCGTATACAGCCAAGCCTCTTAAGGAAGCTATTGATGAGTGGTATTCACAGACCAACGGGGTAGAGCAAGAGGACTTCTGGGTATCGTACAAGGGCATCCCTCATGATCCTGTGAGCAAGCCTAAGCACTATATGCTATTCGAGGAAGAAGGCATTGAAGTGCGGGATGTGATCCAGAAGTTAGTAGACAAGTTTGACCAAGAGGCTGTGCATATGTTTAACAGTCATATGTTCATTGCCGACTATGTACAGATGATGCAATATCTGATGCGCTTCATGGACAAGAACGGTCAAGAGGACTTGAAGAAAGCTCGATGGTATCTGGACAAGTTGATTGATAGCTATGAATCTGACTTTTGAAGAGCTTAAAGAGAAGCTTCAAAGGATTGATGAAGTCACACTGTTGGAGTTGCTTAACATCCACAGTGATGACATCATCGAGCGCTTTGAGGATTTCATTGAAGATAAACAAGAACAACTGATGAGAGAGATTTACTGATGCGTAACCTGTTAACAAAGAAGACAGCTTACACCTTCGACTATCCAGAGGCTTTGGCCTTTGCTGATAAGCAGAACGGTGTATTCTGGACATTTGATGAAATTGATCTGGAAAAAGATGTACACTCAATACTTACCGACTTTACTCCTGCTGAACGTCATGGTGTTACTACTGCACTTAAGCTGTTCACGAAATACGAACGAATTGTTGGGGATGAGTATTGGTCTGGTACTGTTAAACCTAATTTTCAGCATCCTGACATTGGTCTGATGGCCGATGCCTTTTGCTACTTTGAAAGTAATGTCCATGCACGATTTTATAACCGAATTAATGAACTTCTGGGCTTGGCTACTGAAGAGTTCCATCAATCTTGGCAGTATGATCCTGTACTGGCTAGCCGTGTCGGGTACTTGGATGCTATTGCTGGTAGTCGTGATATTCCCCTTTCCTTGGCTGTCTTCTCAATGATGGAAGGCTGTATCCTTTACTCTAGCTTTGCTTTCCTGAAGCACTTCCAGAGTAACGGTAAGAACAAGCTAAGTAACCTTGTGGCAGGTATTAACTTCTCCGTGCGAGATGAGAATATCCACCACGAAGCAGGTGCTTGGTTGTTCCGCACCTACGTGGAAGAGAACAAGCTAGATAAGGAATGGATGAAGTCACGGATTGAGCAAGCAGCTAAGGCTTTGGTTGACCATGAGCACCGTATTGTTGACCTGTTGTTCTCCCAAGGAGACATTGAAGGTATCAATGCACCTGCCATGAAAGCTTTCGTCAATGCACGAGCTAACGTATGCTTGAACAATTTGGGCTTTGACAGTATCTTTGAGGAAACTGGTGATACAATTTCTGAGTGGTTCTACTTAGGCATTAGCTCTAGTACCATCCATGATTTCTTCGCTAAGGTGGGCAACTCGTATCACCGTAAATGGAATGAAAGGGCTTTCATATGGTAAAAGACAAGGAAGAAATTTTAAGTGATGACGAGATTAAGAGGCGTTTTTATTATGACAACTATTCGTTATGGTACAGTGGAAATAACGAAGAAGCAGGTACTCTGAGCAATAACGGTTATTTAGTTGTACGCGTTTTTGGGCATAATTATTATGTGCACCGAATTTGCTGGTTTCTTAAAACAGGGTTTTGGCCTGACGGAAACGTAGATCACATCAACGGAGTTAAACGAGACAATTCTTGGATGAATTTACGATTGGCTGATCATTCCCAAAATGGGTGTAACCGTCTTAACTCAGCTAACAAGTCAGGATGTAAGAATGTGTACTGGAGCAACACACGTAATCGTTGGGTAATTGATATTACCCTGAACCGTGTCCGAGTCTTTCATAAAGTGATGGAAGACTATGACGAAGCTGTTGCGCTTGCAAAAGCTAAGATGGATGAAATACATGGAGAATTTGCACGTTATGAGTAATGCAGTATTAGACAACAAGTATGAGTTCTTGAGCGCAGAGCGTAAACGACTCCAACAGCAAGGTTTGTTGCCTAACTGGTATCAGACAGGTGGTTGGGGCTTGTTCAAGAGCAAGTACATGGAAGGCTCAACGAGCTTTAAGAATCGTGTGCACCAGATCGCTGTTACGGCAGCTAAACACGCACCTAAAGATGGAGTAGATTGGTATGCTAAGTTCTTTAAAGTTATCTGGAATGGCTGGCTTAGTCCGTCAACGCCTACACTGGCTAATCTTGGGACTACTAAGGGGATGCCTGTCGCTTGTAGTGGGCAGTACATTGGCGATAGTGTTGCTGACTTCTATGGTGAGCTTCTTGACACTGCTGTGCTTACTAAAAATGGCTTTGGTACTAGTGGGTATCTGGGAGACATTCGACCCCGAGGCTCGCAAATCGCCACTGGTGGCACTGCTTCGGGAGTTCTACCTGTATTTCAAACCTACGTAGATGCTATGAAGCGAGTGACTCAAGGGGTTGCTCGCCGAGGAGCTTGGGCTGGTTACTTGCCTATTGATCATCCTGACTTTAACGAGTTGGCTGATTGGGTCAAGAATAACCCTGATGATGCTAACGTAGGCTGGACGATCAGCAAGGACTTCATGGAGTCTTTGGATAGTGGCCATCCTGAAGCTATTGAGCGTTATCAGAAGGCATTGAAGCTGAAGATGTTGACAGGTAAGGGTTACTTCCTGTTCACTGATAAGGTTGCAGATGCCCGTCCTGAGATGTACAAAGCCCATAACTTGGATGTTAAGGCTTCTAACCTGTGTACAGAGATCATGCTGCACAGTGGCGAGGAAGAGACATTCACCTGTATCTTGGCATCTATGAACTTGGAGAAGTATGATGAGTGGAAAGACACGGATGCTGTATTCACTGCGACAGTATTCCTTGATTGTGTTGTTAGTGAGTTCCTGTCGATGGCTTCTGGCAAAAGAGGCTTTGAAAAGGCGGTGGAGAGCACTGAAAAGAGTCGTGCGTTAGGCTTAGGTGTACTAGGCTGGCACTCCCTGTTGCACAAGCGAATGATACCTTTTGAGAGCTTTCAAGCTCGGAAACTTAACGTGGAGATCTTTGATGGAATTAACAAGAAGTCAACAGAGGCAAGCAGGTATCTCGCAGGACAACTTGGAGAGCCTGCTTATTGCAAAGGATATGGAGTCCGAAATACACACCGCCTTGCTGTTGCTCCCACCATGTCAACAAGCCAGCTTATGGGCGGGGTATCTCAAGGTATTGAGCCATTTATTGGAAACGTTTTCGTCCAACAAGGAGCAGGAGGAGAAACCATCCGAGTAGTGCCTGAGTTGCTGGAGATTATGAAGCGTGAAGGTGTGTACAGTCGTGAGACATTGCTTGAGATTGCAAGCCACGATGGTTCTATCCAGCACGTAACATGGATGACCGATGCTGAGAAGGAAGTGTTCAAGACAGCATTCGAGATTGACCCTTACGTCATCTTGAACCAAGCGTCTGAGCGCCAACAGTACATCTGCCAAGGTCAATCTATCAATCTGTTCTTCGGTGCAGATGACCCAGAGGAGCATATCTCTGCTGTCCACAAGGCAGCGTTTAAAGATCCTCGTATCTTGAGTCTGTACTACATTCGTACCAAGGCTGGTGTCAGTGCCAGCTCTGGGGAGTGTGTTGCCTGTCACGCATAAGGAGAAGTATGAAGATTGTGGTCTACAGCAAGGATAACTGCCCTGCTTGTACGGCTCTGAAGGCTCGCCTGACTAAGGATGGCGAGTCCTTTACAGAGATCAATGTAGGCAAAGACATGACCCGTGAGGACTTCCTAGCGAAGTTCCCGCAGGTACGACAGATGCCTTACGTAGAGTTTGTGAACGAGGAATAAGGGAGAATATGGCAAGTAAACAGACAATGAGCAGAGCTATTCCAGCTAAGGAGTTGACTCCTCGTGAGAAAGCCAATAACAGCTTGAAGTTGAAGCTAGATGACATGACAGTTATCAAGCCTAAGACTGAGAAGCAGATGGACTTCTTCGAGGCGTATCAGGCTAGTAACTACTTCATGGCATTGCACGGTGTAGCAGGTACAGGTAAGACATACATTGCCTTGTACAAAGCCTTGGAAGAGGCTATGGATCGTAACAATCCCTTTAACAAGGTGACTGTGATCCGTAGTAGTGTCCAAAGCCGTGACATCGGGTTCTTGCCGGGGGATGCAGATGAGAAGATGGAGGTGTACATTCAACCTTATCGTCAGATCTGTAGTGACCTGTTCAAGCGTAAGGATGCTTGGGATCGACTTGTTGAGCAAGGACACATTGAGTTTGTCTCTACCTCGTTCATCCGGGGTACTACCTTCTCAAACAGTATCATTGTCGTGGATGAGGTTCAGAACATGACCTTCGAGGAACTAGACACCATCATTACTCGTGTTGGTGACAAGTCCAAGATTATCTTCTGTGGTGACTACCGACAGACTGACTTGAAGAAGAAGGATGATAAATCAGGTATCTTGAAGTTCTTTGACATCGCAGGACGTATGAAGGAATTTGTACGGATTGAGTTCTACATTGATGATATTGTTCGTAGCTCACTTGTTAAGAACTATATCATTGCCAAAACCAAGTATGAGGATGGAGAATGATGAGTAAAGCTAATGAAGGGATGGAAGAACTAGCAATGATGATGATGCCAGAGCAAAAGGGATTGATCCGTACAATTCAACAACAGATCAACACTCACTTGGTATTCATTGACGATGACATTACCTCCCCAAGTAACTACCGTGATGTGATCCATTGCCTAGCTACCTGCGGAGAGAATGATTCAGTTAACCTGTTGGTGAACAGTTCAGGTGGTCGGACAGACTCTATCTGGCAGATCATCGAAGCTATGAAAGGATGTCGAGGTGATGTTAGCGTTACAGTTATTGGGGCTGCGTATTCAGCAGCTAGTATGTTGGCTTGTATGGCTCCTGAGTGTTATATCGCTGACAGTGCTGAGTTTATGCTTCATACTGCCCATTATGGTTCCATCGGTACTGTGCCGAATGTCAAAGGACAGACTGATTTTGCTACACGACAGATTAACAAGTTACTCGACCAAGCATACAAAGGATTCCTG